TCCGAGTTCCCCTACTTTGTAATCGCCTGCCGCCATGCCGACATGTGCAATATCCAATTGCAGAGGGATGGTCTGTGCGACAATTTGAGAGAGGTATCCGGCCTTAATGGCTTGCGGAAGTTTGTATTCATACGCCAGGCTGTCGTATATCTGTCCGAGGTTTCTCATATCGCTTCTGTCGGGCGTTGCCGTAACGCCCAGGACTCTAGCGTTAGAGAAGTAGTTTAAAACGTTCTGGTAGCTGTCTGAGATAGAATGATGAGCTTCATCGATGATGATCGTGTCGTAATAATCAGGAGAAAACTGAGACAGTCGTTTCTCACGCATAAGCGTCTGAACACTGCCGACGGTAATTCGATACCAAGATTGAAGAGCCGTCTGTTCGGCTTTTTCTACGGCACATTTAAGACCTGTGGCTTTCGCTATCTTATCGGCTGCTTGTTCTAAGAGTTCTCCACGATGTGTCAGGATTAAAACTCTATTACCGACTCGTACTTGAGATTCGGCAATCTTAGCGAAGCAAATAGTCTTGCCGCATCCTGTGGGCAAGACGAGTAATGTTTTGTGGTGCCCTATGTCCCACTCATGCAGGACGGCGTCGACCGCCGCCTGCTGATAGGGACGAAGCTCAATGCTCACGATTAAAAGGCTCCTTGAGTCCACTCTTTACCCGACTCTTCCTTGTCGTAGAATCGGTCGACGTTCGGGTAAGTCTTTCCGTTATATTCCCGAAGTTTAATTTTAAAGCGACCGGTCGCTCCGAGGACTTCGTTCCAGCGGATTGTGAACTTGTCATCGCCTTTCTTCATATGTCCGATGGCACGGGCAAATCCGGTAAGCTGCCATTGCGATTTACTGTGCAGGAAGAGGTTCTGCTTAATGCGACCTTTTTGGCCGTTTACGTTTACTTCGTAAGTGATTTTCGCCTCGTTGCAAGCGGGCATTTTTTCGCTTCCTTCGAAATAGCCTCGTTCGAAGTTTGTAATCTTAAAGTCATAATCTCCAGCAGGTATATCGACAAACTCGTTTTCCACTGCTTCAATTTCTTCATCCCAACTAAATGCTCTTTCTTCTGCCATGATTGTTATCCTCCTTATTATTAAAACGGTACATTTTCGTCTCGGTTGGCTTCTACTGCCTGAGCTACAATGTCGAATGCGGCAATTAAGCAACCGTCTATAAATTCTTTCGGGTAGTCTTTAATTCTCATATCTACCGGGAAGTACCCTTTACTTCCTACAACGGCTTGTATTTCGGCTTCCGTAATATTGCGTGCTTCCATAAGCCTCTTTAAGTCCTTCGGGATCCCGTCATCTTCCTTAGCCTTCTTTTTAGGCTCGGCTTTTACAACAGGTTCTTCTTTCGGGGGAGCTTTCACTTCCTCAACGGGTTTTTCTTCAACTTGCGATTTTTGAATATTTTGGGGTATACAATTTTCGATTTGAGCAAATTCAAAGGGTAAGCATTCCTTCAATCCGTGCCGGTTCTTAGCGTCCCAATTCGGATGATGACTTGTGTACATCACACGCTGGCCGCCTGATACTCGAACCTTTTTACTGTTACTGTCCTTGCTATCGACCTTTAAGACCTCTTCTTTGTAGTTGGCAAAGAGGAGCATATCCGCCCACTCCTTGACCATATCGGAGATTTTCTGACTGGCTGCCTTATTAAGCTTTAATTCGTACCGATCGTACGGAGGTTGGTCAGGTCGTTCAAACTTACGAACCATAGCGTGAGCTGTAAGAACCACGTTCATGCCGCTTTCAATTAAATCCTGGAGCTTATTAAGCAGCCGTCCGAATTCTTCCTTCTCATATACATACCCTTTGCCATATCCGATATCTTCAATACCGCTCACCTGGTATTTCGAGCAAATGTGCTGTACGCAGAGCTGTTCTGCCCAGTCGATTGTGTCGATGACTAAGGTTGTAAATCCCTGGTGGTCTTTCGTAAGCTCTTGAACGTATTCCATAAGTACCGCCCAAGACGTCGGACGTTCCAGTCTTGCCACGTCCATATGAGCTGTACTTGCCTCCGTATCGATAAATAGGGGCTTCGGGAAGTGAGCGGCAAATGTACTCTTGCCGATCCCTTCAGGACCATATACAACAATCTTTTGATAACGCTCTTGCTTTCCTGTGATTATCTTCATGATTTCCTCCTAAAATGTTCCGGGCGTCCACGCCTTCGGTTCTGCCAGCTGCGCGGCTGACTCCTTAACATAACCGTCTTCGATAATGATGCTGCAGCTGTCATCCGTTCCGACTCTCGTAGCAATGACCTGGAGTCCTTCATTGGTGAGCCATTCGGAAAACTCCTTGAGCGTTTCCTGATCCATTTGTTCAAGCTTATCCATAAGGACGAAGCCGCATTCAGGGTTAAGCTTACGAATAATCGCCGTAGCCACCATAAGCTGTTCAGCTCCTGACATCCCGTCCCATTGCTGCCCTTTATAGATGAGTTCGCCGTCTTTAACGCCAAGTTCCGGAAGCGGTAAATCCGCTTTATTAAGAAGCTCATTCTTTGCTTCCTTGACGGCTTCAATCTCAGCCGTCAGCCCGTTATATTCAGCCGATAACTCTTCGGCTTCGGCCTGGGCTTTTCCCTTTTCCTGGTTAGCACGGACCTTGCGATTAATGTCGTCAACCTGGGCGATATTAGTCTCCAGTTCTTCGGTACTTTCATCGACAAGCTCGGCTACCGTCTTTTGAGCAGTCTCCATATCGGCTAACAGCGACTCTTGTTTAGCCTGGGCTTCTTCTAAAGAGGCTTTAAGCTGAGTAATCTGGGCGATAAGCGTTTCGTGTTCTTCCGTCATCTTAGTTAGCTGTTCACGCTTACGTTGATTCTCGCCGTTCTGAGCTAATATTTCTTGCTGTTGCTTAATTAAGTCCGAGGCACTGACCGGCTCTGTGGGAGCGTCGGGATAATATTCAAGCTCATCGGCGGATGACTTCTTCTGCTTAGCAATACGACCGATTTCAAGGCGGCGATTATATCGCTGTGCTTCTTTGGCGTCTAATTCCGCCAATTCGTCACCAATCCCGATAATCTGCAGTAACGTATTGGCCTTGTCTTTCGAGTTCATACCCATGAACTTCGGTAAGTCTAGTGCCAGTTTCTCAATGAAGCTGTCCAAGAGTTTCTGTCCGGCTTTCTCACCGGTCGGGTCAATAACCTTGAGGGAGCTTTTCGCCCCCTTTCGTTCGACGACAAGACCATTGGAAAGCTCGATATGAATCTCAGGCGGAATCGTACTACTATCCCTTGCCGCATTGGACGGCTTGAATTTGTCTCCACCTAAGGCCCATGCGATAGCGTCTAATACGGACGTTTTACCTTGACCGTTACGACCACCGATGACGGTAATGCCGTTTTGGGCTAATTCCATTTGTACTGCTTTGACTCTCTTTACGTTCTCAATGGCTAAGCTGTTAATTTTTACTGTCATGTGATATGCTCCTTTAAATTGGAAATTTAATTTTTAGTTGTTTTGGCCGTCTTCTGTTGCCGCAGAGGGCGGCCATTTCCTATGCACTCATCGGGAATGCAGTAATCCCGATTCGGGCAACTCTCGCAATTCATGAAAAACCTCCTTTAAAGAAGTGCTAGAAGGACGATTAAAAAGTAAATAGCTGTTAACGTAAGTGCCGCTTTTAACCCTTCTTTAACGTAATAGCCGATACTATGACGTCGAATTATACGGACCGGAGTGTTTTGGATTTCGTAGTATCGTTGGTTGATCCACTCAGGCGGATTTTGTAATGTGGCAGTCTTCATCGTTACATCCCTCTTTTTCTAGCGATTAATTCAAAATGGAACGATATAAGAACGTTACCGGCACGCCGAATGTAATTTCTCCATGTATCCCCGAACGTTACGATAAGCACCGCTGTTTCTCGCTCTGACAGGCGTTTACCGTCGATAATACTGTGGCACGCAGCCAGTGTAGAATCGACGATTTCTTGAGGTCTAAAGTGCCTTGTTACTTGGATACCTTCCACATCCGCAGTGGTGTAAATAACCGTCATCATGTGATTTATCATTTGGTCTGCATTCATTGTTATGCTCCTTTCCGTATCTCAATCCATATACATGCTGTAATAACAGCGATTACGATTACGCACGTTACGATTTCAAGTTCAATCATTAACATTTCCTCCCGTCGCTTTACTATCAAGCCATGCTCGAATCTCCCAGCCTGCAAACCGTATCTCTGATTTTTCGGTAAGCTTAATGTGCGGGATTTCGCCCGTTTTCACCCACTTATAAATGTTCTGAATATCAGTGTGTAACAGCCTTGCGATTTCTACTGCCGAGTACATAATGTCGGCGATAATTCGTTGTTCCATTTAAGGCTCCTTTCCTTGGTTGCATAAGTTCCTTACTTCCTATGCGGATTCATACTACTGATAAAAACTTGAGTTAAAATTGATACAGGCAAACAAGATGATGAAATATGCTGACCTATAAGGCGACTTATAGAAGTCCCGGATAAAAAGCCGGCACGATAACATATGTGAGTGATGCGATAGGTAGAACTGGTTTCTTGGAAGCTTGGAAAGTTGCATCTGAAGCAAGCAAAAAGGCTGTAGGCATGGACGTTATAGCCGAACAAGCTGCTCAGATGTCAAGACTTCAAAATGAAATCGTCCGTAGTTACACAGGTCTTACGGCAAGTCCTCAAATTAAGAAACTGACGGAATTACAACGTCAAGTTATGAAAGGTGTACATCATGCCCCGTCAGCAGGTGACTACTGAATGTGAATCGGGTTAATTCAAGGAATCACTCTTGCAGCCAACCTTGAGCCAAGCTACAGTCGCCGTTTAACTGACTGTAGAAGGTGCAACGCATAGTCTGTGAGTTGCGGCAACGATACTCAGACCACGAACGCCCGACATCTTGTTTGCCTTTCTTTAATAATGCTCAACGTGGAACATTAGCTCCTCGTGCGTTTTCTCCGAGTCGTCAAGTGTTAGCTTGTCGGCTCTTTTTCTGTGGACAAATTCCATAGCCTTTACAATGCATTGCCATTCATGCCAGGGAAGCTTTTCGGCTTCTCGTAAAATGATTTCTGCCGGACTCATTTCCTATTTCCCCTTTCTTTTTTTGTTAAGGTCCCATATTTAAATTGTTGTATCCGTGGTATGCTGTAAAAAACACCTTTAAGGAGTTGATTTTGTTATGCGCTTAGATTTAGAACTATTCAGGGCTATTTTATTAGTTGTTGAAGAGTCCCCCACCCCTACCGTAAAGAGTAATTACTCGCTTCGTTTTGAAGGCATTCCCCCGCTAACAAGTGATTATCACGTTCACCTTCTCATTCAAGAGGGCTTTTTATACGCTATTGATGCTCGATGCAAAGATAGAGAATACGATTATTTAGAGATAGGCTTAACCATCAAAGGTCAGCAATTTATAGACGCTATTGCCGACCGCAGTAGTCTTGATAAAATCAAAGACTACATTAAGGCCAACGCCTTACCCTTGACTCTAGATGTATTATTTAAGGTTGCGATGACTCAGTTCTCGTAACTCTTCATAGACGCCTTTGTCAGCCAATGAATATATCAAATTCAGGCGTTCCTGCTCGGTATCAATATCACCAAGATGTTTTTGTGTGACTTCCACGATTTCTTCCCTGATTCCGATATACAGATGTAACAATTTCAAATGTTTTCTACTGTTAAACGGAGCTTCGTCCATACGAAGCTCTTTTTCTTTTTCGTTCATCTACTTCCCTCCTTGTTTGCGGTTGTTGTTTTTGTTGACTATTAATCAACAATCTGAGCAAAAAAAATTGCATTTCTATCCTCGGGAGAAAGATTTAATGCTTTACTAAGACAAATAATTTCCGAACACCGGAAATCATTCTTCCCATTCAGCTTATTGTACAATCCTTGAGGAGTTAAGCCACAGGCTTCTGCTAATGCGTAAATCTTAATCCCAGATTTGTTAATTCGATTCTTTAAAAGCTCGTAATTAATCATCTTTACACCTCCTCTCAATGTTGATTTAAAATCTACAATCACATAATAGCATTCATGATTCCATCTTGTCAACAAAATTTTCCTATTTCATAAATTTTTGTTGATTATTTTGAAACGGTCTGCTATAATTCCCCCAAAAGGAGATATTCATATGGAAACTATTTATGAACGCATTCGGCGATTAAGACAAGAAAACAATATGTCTCAAGACGAATTGGCAAAGAAAACCGGATACACTTCTCGCAGTACGATTAATAAAATTGAAGCTGGAAAGATTGATATATCACGGGCAAAAATCAAGGTCTTTGCCGACGCTCTTGGAGTTACCCCGGCATACTTAATGGGATGGGAAGATGAATCAGAACAAGGCTACTACACAGACCCAGAGGTAGCTGAATACGCCGAAGAGCTGCGGACGAATCCTAAGTACCGGCTGCTGTTCGACGCTAGCAAGGACTTAAGTAAGGAAGATATAGATTTCGTGGTCGATATGATAGAACGATTAAAAGCCCGCGAAGGGAAGGAATAAAAGCTTGAACGTTACGTTACTGTATGCTGAATTAAAACCGTCTCAGACCGCCGTAGTCCGTGAGAATGAAGACGGCTCTTATACTATATTAATCAATAAAAATAAATGCCCTGAACGGCAAATTCAGGGCGTATTACACGAACTGGCACATATTAAGAACGATGACTTCAGTAACGACTTACACGCTGACATGGTAGAGTCATTACTGCACAACGTAACTCCCTGTCCTCGTGTAGCTGAAGACGTCGAGTTTTACTGCCGGGTTGTGTAAATTAATCAGAAAGGAAGCGATTCAATTGATTAAACAGAGTTTTTTAACCGCAATTATGTTCCTTGGAATTTCTGCCGGCGTATCTGCCGCCGATTTCCAAAATATCACCCCCGAAACGTATCCTGTGTATTGGCAACAAGGCGAACAATTCAAGTCAAACGGCAATCAAGAAAAGCCGGACTTGTTCGGGCGGCAGTGGCGAAAAGCTACAACGAATTGCATTTCTATTGTCACGCCTCGTATGATGGTTAGTTATTTAGCCTTTTCCCATCAAAAACGATTACTTGAGCTTCCCGCAGACCTTGAGCAGATTTTTGAAAAACACAATAATTTAATATATGTAACAACATGGACGCCGTTCATGCGCGACGGAGGTCTCTTCGGGTCCGGCGTAGCAATCGCACCGCAAATACAAACGCAACGGCTTGTGATTGATAAAGACGGCGTATTAATTCGCCCAACAGAAATGCCCCTAGAATTATATGAATTAATGCCGCACAGCTTCGGATTGAAGTATTATGCGTTTCCTCGTGAAGTAATATTGAATACCCCTTATACCATCCGATATATAACCGGTTACGGCGATATACTGGATATGGAAGTCACTGCGGAAAAGGTCGATAGCCTGATTGACGACGAACTGCACTTCTACAACGCGCAATAACCCGAAACCTCTTCAGTTATTGTAAATTATACAACAACTGCCGCTGCCGGAGAAAATGTAAAAGGATGGTGAATAGATGTCAAGCGATAAATTCCTAACAGCTAAAGAACAAGTAAAGCACAGTGAAGGCAAAGGGGTTCAGTTTAACGACTTCAGCAAGACAAAAGCAATACGATATTTAGAGGAAAATAATAACTATTTTAAACTTAGAGCTTTTAGAAAAAATTACATAAAAGGAGAAGATGGAAAATACCTACATCTTGATTTTGCGGATCTAGTCGATTTAGCCGTTATTGACAACCGATTACGTGTAATTCTTTTGGAGATGGCTATTAGTATTGAACACTTCTCAAAGGTTCACTTGTTAAAGGTGCTGCAAAAAAGTGAATCAAACGGGAGCCAGGTTGTTATGGAATACGTAGATCAACTGGACTCAAATCCCAAGAAGATATTAAAGGAAGAGCTCAAAAAAAATAAAAGCAGTTTATATTGTGGTAACCTCTACAATAAATATATTAAAGGTGACCTATTGTACTGCCCTGTTTGGGTGTTTATCGAAATGGTATCTTTCGGGCAATACTTACACTTTTACGAATTTTGCACTAATCGAAGTCAAGGCGAAAATCAAAAAGAGCTGTTGAGACGACTTTATTTAATGCGTGTGGTGAAAGACTTACGCAATGCTTGCGCCCACAATAATTGTATAATAAATGATTTGTGTGCACAGATGAACCGGAATCCAAATAAGGAAATACAAAAAGCATTCGCCAGCCTCGGGTTTTCGGAAGGAGTTCGTTCTAAGCATTTAAAGCGAGTCGCAATGTACCAAATAATCACAACTCTATACACACATAAGGAAATAGTTATAAGTCCTGGGGTGCATAAGAATATTGCTTTAAAACTCCGCGATTTAAACGATAGATTTTATCGAGATAGGGATTATTCTAAAAACGGTATTATTACAAGTTCTTTTAACTTATTATCGAAGACATTTGACAAATGGTTTAATATAAGTTAAGATACTGCTACAGAGCAAAAAGAGTTCGACTCTTTTTACAGGAGCGGTATCGAAAGGTATCGCTCCTATTTTTATGCCTAGGAGTTGCCTAATCGGTGGCTCTTTTTTTTGTTACAAATACTAGATGATTAGCTGTTTAACAACAAAAAATGCCCGCACTCTGCTACCAACAGAATACGGGCGTGCCGGGTACTACCAATACCACGGTGATATAATCCACCTTCTCACGGGCTGATTACGCTATAAGTATATCATAATCAGCCCCTTTTCAGAAAGGAGCTGTATTTTTTTATGATTTCTAAGAAAAAAGAAATATATTACGTCGTCATCACTCAAAAAGACCCTTTGACGAATACCTGGAAGAAGAAATGGATACGATCCGGCACAAGTAAGCGTGAAGCCGAAAGGTTGGAAAGGAAACTTCTGAGTGAGAAGGATGAAGGAGCAACCATTCTCACGGGAAGAGGAATTCCTACACTACTTGATTTTCTCACCAGGTGGCTCGACACGTGTATTAAACCGCCTGCTCGTAAGGTTGCTACTTATACTAATTACAGGGCTATCTGCAAGCGAGTTATAAATGATTTAGGAGAACATAAGCTTGATAAGGTTACACCGCTTATGATTGCTACTTATTACAAAGAATTAAATAGCCGAGGACTTTCTAATACTACCGTTCGACTGACGCACCGCATCCTGAAGGCTGCGTTAGACCAGGCGGTGAAATGGCAGCTCTTAAATCGCAATCCGCTAATAGATGTAGATCCCCCCGCACCGATTAAGCCGAAAAATGAAGCCCTTACTACTACTGACGCATTGGCCTTAATTGAATACGCCACTAAACTGTCAAAACAATCAGGATACACTCGAAATAAAGTAAGCTGTATTCTTTTGCTCGGTATCTTCTGCGGTTTGAGGCGTGGAGAGATTGCAGGACTTCGTTGGCAAGACGTCAACTTTAACGAGTCTACCCTACACATTCGGCATAGCCTTTTGCGAATCCCTATCAGCGATTTAGCCAGGCTTGATTATCCGTATATCAAAAGAAGTATAAATTCAGCCCTTGTATTAGATACAGTAAAAACGGAAGCGTCTGAAAATAGCATTATTGTTCCGCAGCATGTTACCACTTTCCTTCGGCACGTAAAGCACCAATACGACACCAACCGCATGCGGTTTGGCCCTTATTTTCATAACACCCAGTTCGTTATGTCCAATGAAATCGGAGACCCTTATGATCCGAACTGGTATCGCAAGACTCTACACAAGCTAATTCAGTCGTACAATGATAGCCATCCAGATTGTCCTCCGCTTCCTCTTATACGAGTTCACGACCTGCGGCATACAGCAGCCACTATCCTATTGGAAAATGATGTGGACATTAAGCTTGTAAGCCGTCAGCTTCGTCACTCGGATACGGGCATAACACAGAACCTCTATCAGCACGTGACAGAGAGGTTGGAATCAAAGATTGCGAACACGCTAGATAGCCTAATAAATGCCGCCAATGCAGAAAAATAAGTTTATGGTAGAAAGTATGGTAGAAAACCCTCTTTCTACCATTTGTTTTTAGCAAAATAGACAAACAAAAAAAGGACTTCCAATGCCGTCCCCTCCTTAACTTTTTGGGGGGGG